CGTGGTTCGCCATGGGGAAGCCCATGTCTAGTGGCCCGGGACGGCCCAAAAGCCATCCGTCAGCCCACGCCGGGGAAAAACCACGCGGCGTGTGCAAGGCGTGGTGGGTGTATGGACAATGTTCCCGCGGGGATGCTTGCTTAGGTAAGCATGAACATGGGGTGAAGGAAAAAGCCCCTGTGGAGCCAAGACCCCCGGCTCCCCCTGGAGATAATAATGGTACCGCAAAGTTGCCCATGACTCCAGAGGAACAGAAGGAAAAACGCCAGCAGGAAGTGAAAGAGGCAGTCATTGAGGCTGCTCATTCATCCTTCCTTGATGCTAGCGTCCAGTCTGCGGCTGGTTTTGTCAAGACCATTGGAAAGATTCCACAGCGTGTGCAACACTTTGGTATCCAATGGTTCTTGTCTGAAGATACACAGAAAACATTGCAGCGTGTGTATCCTCATGTCCATTTCACTCATAATTTGAACAAGGAGGTTATTCGTCATGAACACCCTGTTCTTAATATGGATCGTGAAATGGCTGAACAGATTGCATACAACCAGTGCCGTAAACTTCGTGAACGTGCTGGTGCCACCTCCAAAATTTTGGATATTGGTGGCAATGCTTCCCGCCACCAACGTAAGGGGCGTGATGATGTGCACTCTGCTTGCCCTGTGCTTACCCCCCAGGATGACATTCGTGCCTTGCAACACGACGGTGCTCGCAACCGTTGCAAGCATTTGGCACAGTCGTGCACCTGTGTGGTAACTCCTAGTGTGTACATGTCTGTTGACAGTATATACTATTTGTCAGTTGACCAAATTGCTGAATTCTGTCTAAATGCCGAATCTAAGGCTTTAGTTGCAGTTTGCCATGAGTTTCCTGATGCTTATGGTGCCTTCGCTGATGGCGAGGCCCATTACCAACAAGTTGGTCTGGACCAGGTTTCCATGACCGTTGCTGGTAATAGCTCAGCTTATGTCCATTCGAATTTGGCCTGGCTTCGACACTCTGCGGCTCCAGTTATCAAGGAAGGCATTCGCCTTGGTAGTCTGTGTTGGTCTAAGGTTGATTCTACTCCTTACCATTCCGTATATGTGTTTCATTTTACGCCTCTCCTTCTGGACCCTGTTCCTGAAGTCACCTTGTCCTTTGTCTCAGCAATAAAGGACCCTAATCACTATGGACATATTCGTTTGTCCACGTTGAATGATAAGGCAAATCTCGCAGTGGGTGGTGACCACTTGCATTTACCCGATGTTTCTGTTTATTCTTGGGGCCCCTTTGTGCTTGTTTACAAGACTGACTCTTTTATTGAGCAGCTTGTTCCAAAGGGACTCATTTCTGCTTGCGCTACGAAATGTGCGGGCCAACCAAGAACACCGGATAATTTTCGTAACCTTGTTGCCTGGGCTAAGTTCCAGGCCAAGTCTTACAACATTCCTGAGCACCTTCTTTCTTCCTGTCTCTTTGCTGCTTGTAATCTTGCATTTGTGCAGGATCTTAGTTCTGAGACTGCGGTCATGCATGCTCTCATCAAGCCTAATCAAGCTTTGATTGAAGCCCATGAGTCTGCTCTGAACCGGAAGTTTAAGTGGGTATGGACAGCGGCTGAGGTTGCAGCTGCTGTCACTTCCTCGGCCTTGACCACTACGGCTGTTGGATTGGGTGTCCATGCCGCTGGTGTTGCGGCTGGTCCTGTTACTGGCATTGCTCTTGCCGCGTTTGGTCTTGCTGCTGCTGCTGCTTCAAAAGCTTCGACGTTTTTTTTCGAAAAGCGCTGACCCTTTTGAGAAGTATCGGGCCAATCGTGAATCAAATCCTCCTCGCACTGCTGTGGTTCAGTTGCAACGTGGTACTCAGTTGCCTGCTACTGACCCAGCGAAGCCTGTTGAGGTGATTCTCGCGTCGGAACTTGATCCGACAGCCACTTTGAGTGTAGTGGATCCGACGGAGAATCGTGAGCATGTTGATGCTCCGAGTGTGCGTCCTGGTTCATCCAGTGTCCCACTCAACCAGTGCGATGGAATGAAGTTCCGTGCCCCCGCGCCTGATCAGGTTACTCCTCTTGTTCCTGCTGGCGTTGTGTCTTCGATGTCCATCCCTGTCGTGCCTAGTAACTCTAGTCACTCATCCATTTCTGCCATTGTGGAACGCATTCTTAAGTGTGGGCCAATGGGACGTGGTGAAGTTGATAATGAGTTTTTCCACTTGTTCCGCTCTTGGGTCTTTGAGAACCTTCCTGATTTTGGTCTCCTTCCTGAGGGAGTTGAGCGGATGAGTTTTGAGGAGTGGAACTCTGTGTATGGTGAGTCCCAGCGCGAACAACACGATAGAGCCCGTCGTGAGGCGCGTGTTGATGATAACGTTTCGCATCGTCACATTCATGATCGTGGTATGTTCACCAAGATTGAGTCGCTGCCCAAGTCTACCCTGGATGGGGTTGTTAAGTTGGCACCACGCGGCATTCAGTCTGGAACTCACCACCATAATGTAGTTACTGGTCCCTTTTGTAAATCTTTTTCCCGTATGCTCAAGAAGTCTTGGGACGTGGACAAGGCTAAGGGTGTTATGTATACCAGTGGTGCGTCGGCTGAACAGATTGGTAATGCGTTTCAACGGATGTTGGAAGCCTGTCCCGAGCATTTGATCATTGAAGGAGATTATGCCCGGTTTGACAGTACCATTCACCGGATGTTCCTTGAGTTGGAGGCAGATATTTACCGCTGGTGCGGCTGCTCTCCACAGGAGTATGCGGCTTTCATTGCCTGCATCCAGACCAAGGGTGTTGACAAGTGGAGGAACCGCTACACCGTCGATGGCGGTAGGCATTCAGGTGACCACAATACTTCTTGTGGTAATTCATTGCTACAATGTTTGGCAATGATGTTTGTTTTGGCCTTTTCTAAGGCAATGGACGGTGAGAGTTTACCGTCCTACCGAGAGTTGGTTGAGAAGGAAAACATTGCCATGTTGGCGCTTGGCGATGATAACCTCCTGGTTGGTAGGTTATCCTTTCTCTCCAAGTTTGGTAAGAGTGGTGAGTTGTTAGTTACTCTGCTGCTCCGTTTGGGACTGGAACTTGAGCCAATAGTGCATTCTGGTGCCTTTGCTAGGTACCATGCATCCTTTTGTTCCTCCCGGTTTTACCCTGTTGCCGGTGGTAAAACTGTTCTTGCTCCGGGTATAGGGCGTGGAATTGCCAAAAGTGGTTGGTATGTAAATCCCCCCGTGAATATGCCCGTTGAGCGTTTGTTGCGTGGCGATGCCCTTTCGAAGATTAAGGATGTTTGGTTTGTGCCATTCCTTGGTCAGATGTGGCGTAAGAACCTTGACTTGTCAAAGAGTATGGCAGGCCAGGAGCTGCTCACCAGAGAACTCAAACGATCGTATTACGGCAATTTCCACGCGACGCAGTGTCACAACGCTTGCGACGAGACCTATCAGATGATTGAAATTCTGTATGGTCTAACACGTGAACAGGAGAAGCAGTATGAGGTGATGCTTGATTGCGTTACCCAACTACCATGTATTGTTGACTATGAGCCATTTTGGAAGGCCATGGTTGTTGATGGAGTTGCTGCTGACGTGTTTGGGGAAACCGTGCCTGACCTTGAGGTTAGTCACGTGGATGAAATGGATGAGTTGGTTTTCCGAACTACCGTCCATAGATTGGTCGCACAAAAGCGTCTTGTCTTCTTTGCTCCTGATCGTGCTGAGCCACATCAGATAAGAAGTGACGATTTGCCCATTAGACGCTCGGAGAGTGTCATTGGGGCTGACGAGGTTAACTTGCACTCGTTTGCTGCGCTGGCTTGGGACCAGTAAAACCCCTGTGGCCTACCCGTGGTCTGCCAGGACCACGTGGTAATGTGGCTTACGCTTGCGTAAACGGTCCAAAGCCCGTGTAAACACAGATGGCCACTTTGCTCCGTCTTGGCTATGGTAGTATGGCGGATGATTGGGTGAGCGTACGAGCCCCGACCCTCGTGGTCAGCCCGCGAGGGCAGGTGCGCATACCAGAATTAGTCACAGAATTCCGGCTAGTTCGCTCTCTACCACCCTTTTCTCACTGTGATCCTGATGGCTCCAATCAGGAAACCACGTTCTCAGGCCATGTTGCAACGCATGGCCGCACTCGAGTCTAAGCTCGGGCGTGCTCTTGTTGCCCGTGCCGGAAAGGTTAAGCTCACACGTGCTATCCGATCCAAGGCTACGGTACGCAAGTCCGGAAATCCTGTCACCATGAAGTTTGGTGCGGACAGTTCCGGCTTAAACAAGTCAGTTGGTTTTACCAATTCTTCTGTCCTTGAACAGCCGTTCAAGGTTCGTATGGAAAAGGTTTGCAACGTTACTGGCACCACTGCCTTTACCGTTGCCCAGGCGTTGTACTTGAACCCTGGTAACTCTGTCTTGTTTCCCATTTTTTCCCAGGAAGCTGCTGTGTATGAACAGTTTCGCGTCAATACGTTACGGTTTTGGTACCGCTCACGCGAATACACTGCCAGCGGCAGCAATGTTGGTGCCGGTTTGGTCCTCCTTGCCACCAACTTTGATCCTGATGATGCCCAGTTCTCCTCTGACACCCAGATGGAAAATTATTGGCATTGTACGTCTGATGCGCCCTTTGCCCCTTCTGGCAAAGGTGTTCTTGTCCATGACGTTCTTGCAGGACATCGCAAGGCTGCTCGGAACTCTGGCAAGCGGGATGCCACTTTGAATAATTATTACGTGTATTCAAGTGGCAACTCTGCCAGTCCCATTACCAATGGGGCAAAGTTCTATGACATCGGGCTCTTCCAGTTTGCTACTAGTGGCAATGTCAGTTCGTCTGACGTTATTGGTGAGCTTTGGGTTGAGTACAGCTTTACAATGATCCACCCCAAGCAGCAGACTCCACTGGGCCAGAATCTTCTTTCTGCGCACATTGTGGAAGCGCCTGCTGCCTCTGCTGCTGCTTCCGGTGGATTTTTCCTTGGCACTAGCGGGGGAGCCGTTCGTTCCGGATCGACCCTCCCTACCGTTACTGCTCGGAACACTTTCACCCTTCCCACCATTGGTGCCTTCATTATTGCTGGCTCATGGACGGGTTCGGTTGCCAATGTTCCCACTTTGACCGGCGGGTCTAATATTAGCAATTTATCTCTGTTGCAAGACTCATCTCAGAGCAATGAGTCTGCTAATTCTGGTAATATTGCTGTTATTATGTGGACTTGTAGCGTCACCAGTGCAGGCACTGGTGCTGCCAATACTGTCACTATCACCGGCCTTACTAGTATGGCCGCTGGTACTGCTGACATTGTCATTTCGCAGGTCCCCTCAGGCCTTCTTCGTCCTAGGGTCCCTGCCCCTGACATTTGCTCTTTCACATCGTCTCAGGTTGCGAAATTGTTGCGCCTGTTGACTGTTGTGGATGATGAGCCTGCTGTTGATCGTGGTGATGGTGTCATCACTATTTCGGAACCGGTTACTCCACTGGTTGGAAGTGTTCCCACCTCCCACGTTCCGGTCAACAAGCTCGCATTATTGCTGTCTACCTTGAGTAAGTAGCTGCATTTCCCTCCCTTTCTATCCTCCCGTGGAGTAGTTTGATCTTCCTATGTACGTGGCTCAGCCCGAGTAGCAAGTTGAAACAGAACTACACACTGGAAAGACGTAGACACCTGGTTCCAACGCCAGGCGCTCCTTCAAGCGGTCTAGGGTATCAGCCCTAGCGTGTGCCCAGTGGTTGGTGACAATCATTGCTAGGCGTGGGAGATTCTGAGGACGGTCATGGTGCGTGGACTCACACGCCCCTCCATGCTCTGGCGCGCATGGTGATGTTTGCACAGTCGCCTCGTGGCATTTTCCTTGCCACTGTTCGTCGTCATTGTGGTGGTGTTTGCTTTTCGTTAATCCCTTTGGTTACTCAACCATGGGAGCGTTTGGCTAGCACCACGGTGACGTTGGCCTCACCTTTGTTGTCTACTAGCGAGTGGGTGACGTTGTCCGCTATCGGGTAGCCTTGTCACGGCGAAGACCCCGTTGCAGACGCGGTGGTGGAGGCAGTATAGCTCTCACCTCACATGCAGTGCTCTCAAAGTGCTCCTGCCGACCGGTAACGTGGTCCGCTGGCTGGTGTGTCGTGTTAGTGGTCCTTGCGTGGGTTAATCGCAAGTGCATTCGTTAGTGTAGATTCCGCCTCTGTTTTAAGCATGCGTTCCAGTGTACGAAAGTCCTGGAAGTTCCGC